TCATGCCGGCCGCCGCAGGAAGGCGCCGACGATGAGCTCGGCCAGCCCCAGCCCAAGCGACACCTGCGCCTGCGTCCGCGCACCGGCGCGCGAAACCGCGAAGATCGCCGGCTGCGCCTGGTAGAGGCCGGCCAGAATGTCGGTGATCACGCCGGCGGCGCGCGAGGGGTGAACGTCCGGATGGGCCTGCACGGTCTGGACGACGCTGCTGACCAGCTTGGTTGCGTCGACGGCCGTCGACACGCTGGCAGCCTGGTCGGCGGTCACGACCGGCGCATCGGAAGTCGTTTCTGTCATGGATGTCTCCTTTTTGAAAATGTCGGGTCGAGAGGGCCAGCGCCGCAGCAGCCGGCGGTCGACGAACCACACCAGGATCAGACCCGCGAAGAGCGGTGCGCCGGCATAGGGCGCCGTGCCCGGCGCGCCTCTCATGCGCAGCCCCCGGCCAGCAGGGCGTCCTGGAAACGCAAGGCGTAGTCGGCGAGCAGGCCCGCGCGGTCCTGCCCATTGACCACCCGCCGCGCGGCGATGAACTGCCGGCGCGTCGCGCGGCCGCCGAGCGGCAGCACGTCGGCCAGCCGCCGCCCCGAGAACCATCCCTCGCGCATTCCCCGCTCGAGGATCTCGGCCGCCGTCGCCGGATCCAGCGCATGGTCCGGCGCGTCGAGCACCCCAGCGCGGAGATAGTTCGCCCGCCCCGTCAGCTGGACGTAGCCCCGGCCGCAGAACATGCAGCCGTCCCCGGTCTCGGTGTTTCCGAGCCGCGCCGCCACCGCGGGCCGCAGCCCTTCGGGGTCGTACATCCGCATGAAATAGGCCGCCCCGCCCTGCTCCACGACCGGCTGCATCGTGTGCGCGGTCTCATGGTAGGCGGTCGCCAGCCCGTAGGCCGTCCAGCTCAGCGGCCAGCCCGCACAGGCGCTCAGGATGACGTTGCAGCCGTCGACTTCTTCCTGGCTCAGCGCAGGCCCGAGCAGGCCCGTGCGCACAGCCGCAAAGAACCGCTCCGGACGAGGAGGGATCATGCAGGACTCCAGATTGTTGGGAACAGAAGGATGCTGGGCGGTGAGGGGGCGGCTGCGTTGGCGCTTAAGGTAGGATTTGTTGACGCGCGTACGTCACCGCAGGGCGTCGGACGGCGAGCGCCACAGCCGAAGGCTCCTACCAGGGCCGTCGATCAGTCAATGAGATGAAAAAGAGCGGCCAGGTGATAAAATCACGCCAGAGCGAGACCGGAAGAGCTTGTCCGCCAATGTCTAGATGAAACGCGGGGCCGACCTTGGATCGTTGGGCGAAATTTTTGGCGTATTAACGAGATCGTTCACCAAACTATTCAGGTCGCACGGCGATTTCATACACTATGCGAATGTTCCGCGGACGCCCGTTAACCGAAGCGGCGTAGGCGGCCAGCTCAACAAAGCTGCGCGCCGACTGTGCGCTGATCCGGAGTGCGTCTGGAGCCAGCCAATCGACCTTCAGACCCTCCACCTTGTCCGCCCGGAAAATCGGATCTCCCTTGGCCGACGCGCCCGTCGGACGCACGTAGACCTCCGAGGGGGTCGCCACGGTCGCATCCGTCTCGCGAAGCGCCACGACGGCGTCTAACGCTCCGCTGGGATCGCGGACACGGCTAATCTCGCTGATCTTCGGCGAACAGGCGGCGAGAAGAATCACCGCCAACCCTATCGACCCGATTACCTGCCCTTGCCTGCGCATCCGTTCGCCCAATATTGCATCCCCGCATTGATCATTGCCTGAACATGAGGATCATCGCCATAGGGAGCCGCACCGAGAGGGCCGCCCCAGGCGGGATTCGACGTGTTCGCCCGCCTTTGCGCGTATCCCGCCATGCGCCTGGCGACCTCGGCTGGAAACCCGAAGGAGGCGGCCGTCGCTCCATAGTTGAAGTTGCCAAAATCCTGATACTGTTTGCCCCGTTGCTTATAGTCCCACGGGCCGTGGTTTCGGACCTGGTTGTAAAACCAGAATGGATCGACGGACGCCTTCGAGCGCCTGATGTTGTCGCCGAGCGACACGTTGGGCGGAGCCAGCGGAACAACAGGACAAGTCGGCGCCGCGGCCTCACCCGTAGGTTTGCCGTCGCCGACAAGATGTCCTCCAAACGGAGGCCGCCGCGCTGATGTCCCAGCACGAGAGCGACCCGCTCTTTCCAAAAGATCGTCTAGCCAATCGGCCATTTGGCCTCCTTGTTCTGCTACTCCCGCACCGCGCGCACGCGCCGGGCCGGGACGACTGTGCCCGTCAGCAGGTTTTTGATGTCGTGGCCGAGCTCTTTGACGAGCTCTTCCATCGCCGCGAAGCGGCTGTTGAGGACCGCCAGCTCCTTCTTGCAGTCGCCGTCGCTCGACTGCTCGCGAAGCGCCTTTACGTCGCGGAACAGGCCGCCCAGCACGAAGGCGATCGCGCCGGCTTGCACGAAGATCACGAAGGCGAGCGCGGCCAGCGCGATCCAGGCGGATGCGTCCATCGGTTCAGACTTTCGGATTGGAGTTTGAAGGAAGCCGCGCCGTCGCCACCCTCGCCGCAGCCATGCTAGGCAGCGGGGCATGAGCAACGTCCTGCAGCGCGCCATCGACGCCCACCAGCGCGGCGACCTCGCCGACGCGCAGCGGCTCTACGAACAGACCCTCGGGGTGGCGAAACACAACCTCGCCGTTCTGCACGAGCAGCGCGGCGAGTACGGCGAGGCCATCCGCCTGTTCCGCGAGGCGCTGGCCGCCGACCCCGGCCGCGACGAGAGCGCCGCCACGCTCTCGCTGACCCTGCTGCGCGAAGGCCGCTACGCCGAGGCCTGGCCGCTGCACGAACGCCGACGTTCGCTCGCGCGCCTGAAGATCCCCGCCATGAAACCGGATTGGCCCGAATGGCGCGGCGAGGACCTCGCCGGCGAGCGGCTGGCGGTGATCGGCGAACAGGGCTTCGGCGACCAGATCATGTTCGCCCGCTTCCTGGCGCCGCTCCGCGCCCTGGGCGCCGAGGTGAGCTTCGTCTGCGCCAAGGAGCTCGTCACCCTGCTGGGCGGCTGCGCCAGCATCAGGCGCAAGGACTTCGACCTCTGGTGCTACCAGCTGAGCCTGCCGTTCTGCCTGGGGGTGACGCTCGAGACCTTGCCGCCCCCCGTCGTTCTTCCGGTCGCCCGGCGCGGCGGCGGCGGGGTGGGCGTCATGCCCACCGGCAATGCCAGCTATCTCAAGAACGCCCACCGCACCCCGCCCGAGGCGATCCAGCAGGCGATGCTGGCGCTAGGCCGCGACCTGCGGCCGGAGGCGACCGGCGCCGGGGACTTCCTGGAAAGCGCCGAGATCGTCGCCGGCCTCGACCTGGTCATCACCATCGACACCGCCATGGCCCATCTGGCCGGCTCGCTCGGCGTCCCGACCTGGGTCCTGCTGCCGGCGATAGACGCCGACTGGCGCTGGCTGCACGGCCGCGCCGACAGCCCCTGGTATCCGTCCGTCCAACTGTTCCGTCAGCCGACACCCGGCGATTGGGCGGGGGCCCTAGCTTCTATGAAGGAAGCAATTCCTCGAGTATGAGCGCCTCACCACCCTTTCAGTCCCTTCGCCATCGACGCGATCTGCATCACCTGGCTTAGCGCGTCCAGCACGCTACCGGTCTGCTTCGTCACCCCGTCCGTCACCTCCCCGTGCAGCAGCGACAGCGGCAGCCCGCCGTAGTTGCCGGCAAGCGACGACATCGTGCTGAGCGGCGCCGCCGCCTGCTGCTGGGCGATCTGCCGCCACATGTCGCCGATCTGAGACTGGGCGTCCACGTCGGCGAGCGCGGTCTGGTTTTGCGTATTCGCCGCGTCAACTAGGTCGCGTCCCGCCGTCTGCCGCTGGGTGGCGTTGAACTGCCGGGCCTGGTTGAACGCCGCCATATTAGCCAGCTGCGCCTGCTGCCGGCGATCGGCGTCGAAGTTCGCCAGGTTGGCGCCGGTCTGGAAGCTCTGGTCGTGCAACTGCGCCGACAACGTGCCGCGCCCGCGATTGATGGCGTCGTTGCTGAGCGCCGTCTGGATCGACCCGCCGGAGCCGCCGAACGTCTCGTCGTTGGCCAGGGCCAGCTGGTTCTGCGCCCGGGTCTGGCCGGCGCCGAAATCATAGTCGGCCAGCGAAGTGTCGACCACCTGCTGGGCGTAGGGGCTCATATAGGCCGACAGGTTGGGCAGGATGCTGTTGGGCCTCACCGTGGCCGGATCATAGGACCCCGCGCCGTCCGCCAGCCCGTGGAACAGGCTCTTGGCGCTGTCGTAGCTCGCATTGTCCGGCGTCAGCCCGCCCGCCGTCGTATAGGCTTGGCTCTGCAGCCCGTTCGGCCCCGCCACGAAGCTGTAGGGATCCACCTTTGAGAGGTCGGTGATCCGGCCGGCCAGGGTGTTGAGTTGCGGCTCGAGCCAGGTTGGATTGGTCGGCGTGGTCGTCTGGTGCGTCGTCGTCTTCTTGCTGGAAAATCCCATCACAGCGCCTTTCTGAGCGTGACCGACCAGGGTCGGTATCCAATGTCCTTGAGCGCCCGCGCCCAGCCGCCGCGGCCTTCCACGAGCATTTCGGCGCAGCCCTGCCCGCGCGCCCAGGCGTCGAGCCTGGGGACCGCCGCGAGGATCGCCTCCAGCGTTCCGGCGGCCCACATGACCTGGCAGGCGCGCGCCGCGGGGTAGTCCGCGAGCTCCACCACGAAACAGCAATCCGGCAGGGTCAGCAGATGGGCGCGACCTTCGACCAGGCTGCGTTCGATGCTCTCCATCGTGTGGTGGGATCCATCGACGGCAGTGGCGATCCGGTCGCGCCAGACCTCCCAGCCGCTCACCCCTTGCGCCCCCGAGGGCTGGCGTCCACCACCAGCCGGCCGATCCGCGCATAGCTGGGCAGCGAGAAGCCGGAATAGGTCAGCTGGAACAGCCGTCCGGACGCCTTGAAGTCGATCGTCTCCTGGCCTGGCATCAGGGTGAAAGGGCCGAAATGGGTCTGCGCGCCTTGCGGATGCAGCCGGCTCGACAGCGCCAGCTGCACCGGTCCGATCTGGTCCAGGGAGATGTCCGGCCAGGCCTGGCGCACCAGGGCGGCGCGGTTCTCGTCGAGGTAGACCTCCGCGCTGCGAATGAACCACGGCAGGGCTTGACCGTCGGCGCTGTGCCCCAGCTCCTGCCAGTAGACATGCCCGTCCGCGCTGATCCCGATCGGGTTCGGCGCCGGACCGGCGTCGACCATGGCGGTGCGCGCCGGGATGACGCCGTTGGTCGGGTTGCCGCGATACCAGGCGCCGGCGTCCGGCCCGTCGGCGGCCAGCGCCAGGTACCGGCTCACCTCATAGCCGTCGCGGGTGTCGGGATAGTCCCAGCGCACCTCGCTGAACTCGCCGATGGTCGAGGCCATGATCTTGTCGGCCTGGCTGGCGGCCAGGTTCTGGGCGAAGTCCGCCCGGATGGGACAGGCCACCGGCGTCACCGCCCCGCCGGTCGAATAGCTGTGGAACTGCCGGTCCGGGCTGATCCAGAACACCGTCGAGCCCAGCGCCGCCGCCGCATTGGGCCCGATCAGGCCGCACTTGTCGCCGACCTTGTCGAACCGCCAGACCTGACCGACCTGGCCGACATAGGTTCCCAGGAACAGGCTCTGGGTCGTCCAGACCAGCAGATACCGCCCCAGGAACTTGCCGCCGACGATCCGGCCGCCGCCCGGCAGGATGTATTCGCGCGCGGTGGACGCAGACGTGACATTCGTCTGCCAGGTGGTGTTGTCCTCGACGCTGGAGTGCCGCAGGCAGGCCGGATTCCAGATCCCGTTTTCCTGGGTGCAGCCGAGCGCGAACACCTGCCGCTGCGGGCTGACCAGCATTTGCGTGATGCGCGCCGGAGCCGTTGTGATCGCCAGCGCCCGGGTCGCGGTGGCGTTCGACCACTCGTAAAGCCCGCCGCCGCGCGGCGAGGCCAGCAGCTTCTGGCCCCAGGCCTGCAGGCTCCAGGTTCGCGGGAAATAGTCCGCCGTGGACGGCTGTCCCCAGCCGCCGACGCCATAGCCGCCGACGCCGTAGCCGTTGGAGCTGGTGCCGTCGACGTTGCCGGCCGGGAGCGTCGATTGCGGGGTGACCACGACCGTCGAACCGCCGGCGTTCGCCACCGTGCTCGTTGCCGGACTGCTGAAGGCGTAGGTGTATGAGTCCGCCCCCGTCACGGTGATGGTGAAGACGCCGTTGGGCGTAATCCCGCCGATCGCCGCCGCGCCCGAGATCGCCAGCGACTGGCCGGTCGCATATCCGTGGGCTGCATGAGCGACGGTGACGACAGCCGAGGCGTTGGTCACGCTGAGCGGATTCGCGCCAAGCGGCGTCACTGGGCCATATGGCGTCAGGTCGTAGATCGCTCCGCCTTGCCAGAGTTGCAGGTTGGAATGCGTGCCCGCGGCGATGTTCAAGGCGGCGTCGTTTTGGGTCCAGGCCAACACGGCGCGACAGACGCCGGTCAGCAAATCCGCCGTGATGCTCTCCCACCCGCCGCAGGTCTGCGGGCGGCCGAGACGAAACCGGACGTGGGAGCCATCGGCCCAGGCCGGCGCCGAGGCATAGGTCGTGTCGTCGCTGTTGAGACCCGGCGGGATGTCGATAGGGATATCCATTCGGTCGAGCTCCCATGGTAGTGACTCAAAAATGTTCAAAACGCCGGAAGACGATGCCGAGCTGTTCCGGGGCGAGGGACTTCTTGCCCAGCGCCGCTACGCGGAAGGTTTCCGCGTCTACGATCACGCATGGAGAACCGGGACGACATTCCCGAAGCATGATCTGCCGCTACCGCGCTGGAACGGTGAGCCGGTTGAAGGGCGGCGGTTTCTGATTTCCGGTGAACAAGGGTTCGGCGATCAGATCATGCTCGCCCGCTTCGCCAAGCTACTGAAGGATCAGGGCGCGGACATCGTGTGGCTGACGAGGCGGCCGCTCGTTCGACTGTTGGCGCAGGGACTTGGCTTTGCCGCTAAGAGCCTGGAGAGCGGCAACCTAGATCTGGACGATGTGTCGTTCTTCTGCCCGTCCGGGCAGCTTCCGCAGATGTTCTTTCCGCCGCTGACTGAGCCCCCGTCCGAGCCTTATCTGACCCCGCCGCCGGCCGTAACGAGCCCAGGTCTCACGATCGGAATAGCCCCAACGGGGAACCCAGGACATCGCATGGATGCCGTCCGGTCCCTTCCACCGGGGATCACTGCCCAACTTCTGGATTTGCCCGGCGCGGTGGACTTGAGACCCGAGAGCACGGGCGCCAGGGATTTCTACGACACGGCCTCAATCATTGCGGGCTTGGATCTTGTCATCTCCGTGGATACGTCCGTCGCCCACCTGACCGGCGCGATGGGACGCCCGGTCTGGGTTCTGATTCCGCACCTCTCGGACTGGCGGTGGGTCAGCCGGGAGAACGACAATCCCTGGTATCCGTCCGCCCGCCTGTTTCGGCAGTCATCTCCAGGGGATTGGGGCGGTGTGGTGGAGCGGGTGAAAGCGGCATTAGCCGGTTAGTTCGATAGGATAGATTGCCTTTGCGGCTGTCACGCCATCAGTGAAGCTCGTTGACGCTCCTGCGTAGCCCGTCAGTTGGTCGAAAGAAGACAATTGCCCGGTTTGTAGTCTGAGCGTGACGCTACCGGGTCCCGTTATGGGCCCGGACAGGCCCCCCAGCAGGAAGATAGCTCCCATGTGGTTGGCGGCCGGCGTGAACGAAGTGGCGATAGTTGTTGACCCAGCGCTCTGCCCTCCAGGCCCCTTGAGCGTCGCCGCGCCGGCGCCGCGGTAGAGCACGAAGCCCACCGAAATGGCCGCAACAGTCGCAGAGAGCGAAGGCGGCGAAGAAATGTCCCCGGCGGTAATCACCTTGCAGCCAATCCAAAATGTGACGCCACCGCTGTTGAAGTTGATCGAGGTGGCGGAGAATCCCGGAGTCGTAAGCGTAAACGAACTGTCCGAAACTGCTGAATAAACAAGTATATCTCCGGAGGTGGCCCCTAGCGTAGAGATTGGTACCGGTGCAGACCCGCCACCAGGGACTGACGTCGTCGCGGTGGAGACAAAGACGCTAGCGCGCGCCGATGCGGTCAGCGGGTTCGGAAACGGAAACATTAGGCCCCCTTCCGGTAGCTGGCGTCGATCTTGCCGGTGCGCGCGTTGAACTGCCCAAACACCCGATCCGCCTTAGCGGCCGTCGTCTGTAGAACCGGCGTGCCCGCCTGCCCAAAATCCCACACCGCGTCCCACAGCAAGGTTCGCGATCCGGTGCTGTCCTGCACGATCTCCAGTGAGACGCAGAGGCCATCGTAGAGCCCTGTCGGGGCTCCCATCGTGTGACCGCTCGCAGTCAGCGTTACGCGGGCGTTGTAGCCGTTGGCGCAGCTCCAGGCGATCGTCGAAGCGTCGGTCAGGTTCTGGAAGGCGCTGGAGGACATCAGCGCCCCCGCCGTGAGCGCCTTGGAGGTGTCAGAGCCGCCGCGGACGTCGGCCATCACGGCGGCCGTCACGGTGAGGGTGCGATCCACCGACAGATCCCCGCCGCCCGTGACCAGTCCCCCCGCGGACACAAGCCGCGTGGTGGGAACGACAACCCCCCAACTCGCCGTTGTCCCGTTGGTCGTCAGAAACTTCCCGCCGTTGCCCACCTGGCCCGGCAAGCTCCCAGCGGCGATCCCGAAGACACTGTCGTCCACGTACTTCTTCGTGGCCGCGTCGGTGTTAGCCGACGGCGCACCCAAGCTTGTCAGGGTTATGCCGCCGAAGTCGGTGGACTGGGTCTTGCTGATGTTCGCGCCGCCGTCGGTGATGACAGACGCCTTCTCTCCCGGCTGAAACGCGACGCTCGCCGAGCCGTTGGTGACCGTCAGCACGCCCGTGCAGGCGTTCCACACGTCATAGCGCTTCGAGACCGCCGGGATGGTCACTGTGAAGGCTCCGGTCCCGGTGAATTTCAGCATGGCGTTGCGGGCTTCGTCGGCCGCGCCGTTCGCCGTCGTCAGGGCGTAGTCGGCGGTCAGCGCCTTGGTCAGCCAGCCGGCGATCGAGGCGTCGGCCCGCGACAGCGCCGCATTCAGCTTGTCGCCCCACAGGTTGAGGTTCTCGCCGGTGAACTGCAGCTCGAAGCGCAGCGAGGATGTGTAGCTCGACGGCATCAGACGATCTGAGCTCCGGTGTCGGCCCGCCACCAGCGCACGCCGTCGGACCAGACGATCGTCTTCAGGTCCGTGGCGAGGCCGATGCGCGCGGCGTGGGCGGCGGCGTTGGCCGCCGTCAGGTGGGTGGAAAGGGTGAGGAAGGCCGGCGTGAAGCCCTGCGGCGTCTCAAGGCTGGAAAGCCGGCCTTCCAACTCCTCCAGATAGGTCTCGAGTGACGGTGGCAGGCCTGCGGGAACTGGCATCAGACCACCGCCCCGCTCGCCGCCGGCGCGACCAGTGGCCCGCGCAGGGCGTCGGCGGTCTCACAGGCATTGACGCTGTCGATCAGGGCGCCGAACAGGCCGCCGTAGCGGTCGCAGTTCGCGTCGTCCTCCAGGTAACGGTAGAGCGCCTCCAGCCCGCCCCACAGGTAGAGAAACGGGTATTTGGCCAGCACGACGTTGCTGTCGTCGTCCGCCGCCAGGGCCGCCGGCGCCTGGTAGAACAGCAGCTTGCCAGTCGCCTGGCCGCCGAACAGCGGGGCGAACACCAGGGTGTCGCCCCCCTCCACCGCGAACTGGCTGGGATAGTCGCCAAGACAGAGATTGGCGTTCAGGTCGGCCAGGCTCGCCGCATCGGTCTGGCGCAGCACCCGGCGGGGCGTCATATCCAGGTAGAACCGCCGTGCGGCCAGGAAGCCCGCCGGCGCCGGCGCCGTCTCGGCCGCCACCGCCACGTCGGCCCGCGCCTGCAGCACCGGCGCGCGCAGCCGCCGGCAGATCTCCTGGTGCGCCCAGCCGATGAAGTCGTCCATCCGCGCGTCGAGGTCCGACCGCGTCGCCCAGCCGGCCAGCGCCGCCTTCAACTCGCCCAAGGTCGAGAGGCTCAT